TTGTCCCGCTGGGCGTTCGTTTCGGCGTCTAACAGCGCCATCTTCTGCTGGAGCGTGTCCTGGTTCATGGCGAGGATTTGTCGTTCGATCTCGCCCGTCATCTGCGCCACCCGCTCCAGGTCGGCGACGCGCTCGTCGTTTGACTTCTTCTCCTCCGCCAGTTCCGCGGCGGTCCGGGCCTGCGTCACCTTCACCATGGTGTCGGTGTGGACGGCATGGGCAGAGGCAGTTTTCTCGAACTCCTGGCGGATGCTTTCGGAGGCGGAAGCCGTAATGGCGTCAATCTGGACCCAGGCGTCCTTTGCGATGCCCGCGAGGCTTCCAAAATCGCGGCGAGCCACGGCCAAAACTGCCTTGCCTATGGATTCCGCGCTGATGAGCGCAGTCGCGGCAACAGCCGCCAAAGCGTCGCCAACGGCCCGGGTGGCGTCCACGCCCTTGTTCAGCCACCCCACGAACACCGTGAGCATTGGGATGACGGCGTTCCCGACCGTGTCCTTGAGCTCGTTCCAGTTGTTGGAGAGGGAGGAGGTGGCCCGCGAGAACCCCTCCTCCTTCATGGCGGCATCCCCGAACCTGGCGGCAAGGATGCCCAGGACTTGCTGACCGTTCTCGGCGCCGCCAATGAAGGCCCCGAACTCCTTCTTGGCCATGGCAATGCCGCGCTCGTTCTTGTTGATGATGTTGGTGAGGACGTCGGTGGTGGTCGCCAGGTCTTTCCCGGTGGCCACGGACAGGGACATCGCCAACTGGCTGGCCTTCTGCGCCTGCACCGTGTCCCCGGTTACACGGACGAATCTGGCCATGGTGTCGATGGCCTGGCCGTCCGTGAACCGCGTCGCGTTTTGGATTCCCTGGGCCCACTGCTGAATCTGGCCCTGGGCGTCTTTGAACGACCCGCCAGCGGCCTCAACTGCGAATTTCAGGCGCCGAAGGGCCTGGTTCTCCTCTTCTGCTCCCTCTACCGCAGACTTGAAGAAGGCGGCCACGGCGCCGGCGCTGGCGATGCCGCCGATGGCCTTGGCCATGTCGGCGAAACCCGCCCCGGTGGTCTTGGCGCTGGCACCGGCCTTCTCCGCGTCCTGGCCCAGCGTCTTCAACTTCTGCGAGACGATGTCCAGTTGCCCGGTGTCGGAGTTGACGCGGACGGTGAGTTCGAGCTTTTGATCAGCCACGGGCACCCTCGACGTTGATGGAGACGTTCTGGCAAAGCGCGACGAAAGAGCGTACGCGTTGCCGAGGCCGTAGATGTTTCAGGGCCGCGATCGTCCGCCAAGCCGCCAAACGCAACCAGTCGGCAATGGCGTCGACGTCCCCCGACCGCGCCCGCGCCTCCAGCGCGAGCCGGTCGTCCGGGGAAATGGCCATGATTTGTTTCGGCGTCATCAGTACGAGACGTCGGTGTTGGTGACGTCGATCTGGATGGCCTTGGTGTCGGGCAGGGAGTAGTAGCCCTTGAACTGCACCTTCGCCGCCAGCAGGCCGTTGTCGTCCTGGAACGGGAACGCGGTGTAATGCGCCTCGTAGATGTTGACGTCAACGGTGTAGAAATACGTCGACGCGATGAGGGGCCCCGTCGCAACCATCCGCAACGCCACGGCGGTGTTGGCCAGGAACTTCGCGCGCTCGGTTTCGGACTGGAAGTAGATGGTGAATCCGCCGCTGATGTCCAGGTTCCCGGGCGTCACGATGTCGATGGCGTCCTGGGACAGGTTCAGGGTCTTCAGGGCCTGGGAGTTGTTGTCGATTTCGATCGACCATTCCTTGACGTCGGTGTTGGATGACCCGGCGATTTTGAAGTCCATGGTGTTGAACGCCAGGATGCGCTGGGTCGGGAATGTCGGGGAGCCGATGGCGCCGCTGGCCTCGTTTTTGAAGAGGACGTCGGCATCGAAGGTCCCGAGCGCGTCGACACCGCCCGTCATCGTCACCTTCTTCACGATGCCGAGGGCGTATTTCTTCACGTCGATGCCGTAGTCCAGGAACAGGGTGTACGGCGGCTTCTGGATGCCAGCGGCCAACGTCACCGTGTGCTTGTAGGCGATGGTGGCCGCCTGCTGGGCAGACGACACGCCACCCAAAAGCGAGCGCAGGAACTCAACGCACGTCTGGGCGTCCAAGGGGAGCTTGATCTTCCCCGTCCCCATCTTCGCGCCGGCGGTGGGCGGCAACGCCGTGGGGTCGCCCTTGAGGACGTCCACGTCCAGGAGGTTTAGGTCGTATTTGAGATCGCTCCCCTTCAGGAGCGGGTACCACTTCGAGGGGCTGGTTTCAGCCGTCCCGCGGAACGCCTCCTTCTTCAGACCAAATCGCTGTGCCTCGATCGCATACATCGCCACGTTTACGCCTCCTCTGTGATTTCAACGAAATTCGGATTCCCCGTCAGCTTCTCGATGATGTCCGCGTCCGCGACGACGTCGCCGACCGCGAAGGCGCCCAAGCCGACGGCCCAGCACTCGCGCACGCACTTGATGTGGGCGACCGGGCGCTGTGTTTTTCCGGCGTCCATGGCCTTGTTGCTGTGGTTCTTGATCATGGGATTATTCCCTCCGTCACGTAAGAAACCTCAACTTCCATCACGAACCCGGCCCGGGGACCGAGGTTGCCGTCATCGGTGATGACGTTCTTCATCTCCAGCCACTTCGCGTTTCCACCCAGGGTGCGGTCAGTCTCCAACGCCTTCGTGGTGTCCCCAATGAGGTCGTCCAGGGCTTCCTGGGGAGAAAGGCCAGCGCGTCCATCCACGAAACCGACCACGAACACGGTGATGAAAGACTGGTATTGGTTCCGCGTGATGTTCTGCCGCTTCTCGATGGTCTTCCCGACGAACAGGGCCGGGAGCTTGCTGTCGGCCAAGGCGTCCAGGGGCCGGATGCCTCGATCGACGGTTTTGATGTCCTGCGAATACCCCCCGGCGACGGTGATGGCCGTGAGCGTGGTGTCCCGGAGGTAGTTGAGGATCGACTTCCGCTTCGAGTTAGCCATTGGCGAACCCTTTGGCGGCGGCGCCAATGATCAGGGACGTCACGTCCTCACCGAACGGCCCGATGGTGTCTTCAAATGCCCGGCGGATGAAAGAGCGCTCCGGCATCTGCCCAACCACGCGCCCGCCCCGGAGGATCGGACCGCCGTATTCGTGAATGGGGCCGTAGGGGACGCCCGTCCCCATGGAAATGAAGATGCTCTGCCCCTGCTCCGTGACGCCAGGGGTGATGCTTGAGCGAAGGCGCCCGCTTCGGACCGCCAAAACGTCCGGGGAACTCCCGGATAGGTACTTCGTCTTGGACGTGGCTTCCGCGCTCAGAGCGAACTTGTTGGAGGCGCGGAGCAGAAGGTCGCGGACGCGGTCCCGGGCGCCTTCGTAGTTCTTGGCGAGGGCGTTCAGTTCCCGCACGCCTTCGATGATGAAGTCAGAGACCACCGAGGAGCGCCCTTTCCGATCGGTATGGCCGAAGGAGTTCTTTGGACTTCTCCGGGGCGCCGTCGTTGGCGTAGTTCGTCGTCCGATCACCGATGGTTTCGGAGGCAACGCCGAACCGCTGGTCCTGGTACTGCCGACGGTAGAGGTTACCGATGTAGAGCAGGACCGCCTCTTTGATGGACTCCGGGACGGAACCGGAGGCGTAGCCGGCCGTGTAAACGGCTCTGACGTTGGCGATGCCGTTATTGAAGGCCACGGCCTGGTTCCAGAGCCGAACAATGCCTTTCTCGCCGTCGAGGACGACGTTGGCCGACACGTCAATGGCCGTGCCCGCACCCCAGACACGCAGGACGTCGTCGTTGAGGCTGGTCAGGACCGTCACCGGGTATTGCCGGAGCAGGAGCTCGTCCTCGCCTTCGCCGTCGTAGTATTCCGTCAGTGCGCGCGACAACAGCAGGCGCTGGGTGAAGTCGTTGGCCCAGATCGAGGCCTTGTTGATGAAGCCCTCGATGACGGTGTCCTCGCTTGAGGCCGTGATCTTCAGGAACTCCTTGGCCTCTGCGAGGGTGACGAGTGCGTTGACGGTATCGAGCGACATGATTTATCGGCGGCGTTTGTTCGGGCGCGCCTGGGCCTCGGGTTCTTCGTCGTCTTCGACGTCTTCTCCCGCCGCGGGGACCGCGGGGGCGGCCGGTGGCATGGCGTTGCCGCCTCCGAGTTCCTCTGTCGTTTCCGCCCATTCGCCAGGGAAATCGGCGAACAACTGATCGGCCTTTGCGTCGGAAACCTCGACGACTTCGCCGGCCTTGGCGAAGATGGTCCCGCCTTCCGGGAGCGCGCCGTGGTAGCCAAGCCCCGTATGTTTGAGTCGTTTCATTTTACCCTCACGATCCGGCCACGTGTGGGGGAGTGGGTCGCCCCACCCCCCCACCGCCGACCGTTCTCTTCTTGAATCTTCCCAACACCGCCTATTAGGCGATGTTGTAACCCAGACCGATGGTGATGTTGGACGCCGTCGGATAGGTGGCGCCGAACGTCACCCGTTCCTTCGTGATCAGACCGACCTGGTCCGATTCCGCGTACAACTCGTTCAACACCTGCACCTGCGTTGCCGCGCGGCGCTCACCGATGACGAAGCCGGGCCGATACACGAGGTAAAGGACCGTCTTGGTCGTGGTGACGCCGTCGTAGACGCCGGAGGCGTTCAGGGTTTCCCGGACCTGGCCAGAGACGAAGACGGGGATGCCGTCGACATCGCCAAGCGAGCCCGTGAGGACCGTGGCCTTGTTGCCGAAGTTCTGCATGGTGATGACTTCGGTCATGCCCAGGAGCTTGGAATAGCCCACGGGCCCGGTGATGATGGCGAGATCGGCGGGATTGACGCCGTACTTGCCCATTTTCACGCGGAGGGCGCGGAGGTTGCCCAAGCTGAAGGTCGACATGTCGAGCTTGTAGGTCGCGCCCGCCGCGTTGGCGATGCGCCGCAAGCCCAGGGCGATTCGCCGACGGTGGTCGGGCGAACCCGCGCCGATGTCGGTGTCTTCGTGCGTCCCCGCCGTGTCGCCGTTGAGGATGAAGTCCTCGCGGCCTTCCACCAAGGCGATGGCGATATCCTTGACGAGGTACGGCAGGATGGGGACGATGGAGTCCTCATCCAATTCCGAGCTCGTGAGAACCCGGGTGGCGTGGCCCATGGCCGTCAACGTCGCCGCTCCGGTGTTGGAACCGTCGCCGACGCTGATCTTGGTTTGGCCGGTGTCCAAGATCTGCTCGGCCTGTTTGAACGTGTTGATGCGGGCGAGCCCGATGGGGAGCTTGTACGGGTTGCTCGGCATCACGATCGTTCGGAACAGGGCCGGCACCTTGGCGGCCAACTGCATGAATTCCCACAACTCGTTGGTGAAGTTGGTGGGAACCCAGTCCAACCCCTGGTTGGAGGTGGCGGTGTCGAGGGCTTTTTTGAAGTCCCCCGCGCGTCGCTTCCACGATTCCCATGATTTCAGGGCCTGGACGGGGCGCTTCAGGAGCTTCGACGCCAAGAACATGGAATCCACTTCTTGGCGTAGCTCCTTGGGCATGGAGTCCAGAATTTCGGCTTCCGCGCGTTCGGCGGCGGGAGCCCCGGCGGCGAACTCCACGGATCGCGACGTCGGGTTGGGAGCCGATTTAACAAGCTCCTTGATGCCTTCCATGATTTTGTCAGGGAGGGCGGCGGACCCGGCCTGCGCCTGTTTCACGCCTTCGGCAAGGGCCCGAACCTCTTTGATGACTTCGTCCATCGTGCTCATTGTTTCTCTCCACGTCCTGAAGCGGGCGTTAACCCGCGCCGGGAATGCCGGCGGACGTAAAATCTATTTCCCGAGTGCCTTGGCGATGTTTGCCATGAGGCGATCGAGGACCGCGTCGTTGGCCGGACTCAGAGTCGCCACGACCTCGCCCAACTCCTTGACGACGTTGTGGAGCTTTTCCAACTCCTCCGGGGCCACGACTTCGTGCGCGGCCACCATCTCGTTGAGGACGGACGTGGCGGTCCCGATCAGGGAAAGCTTGGACGTGTCCAAGGGTTGCCCCTTTACGATGCGGGCCAGCGTGATCAACTGGCCCAGGGACGCCTCCAACTTCTCCGCGTTCCCGGAGGGTGCATCCGCCAACTCCACTGGGTTGACGACGTAGGCGTCACCGTCCGCGCTCTTGGTCACCGCCCCGGCACCAAGGCATTTGATCGCCATCTCCGCGAGGTCGCGGCCGATGACGGCCCCTGGGTTGGCGGGGATGCTGACCGCCGAAAACTCCAGGAGCTCGGCCTCGGTCCAGACCACGCCCTTGGAAACCTGGTCCGGCAACGGCTCCATCATGTGGGCCTTCGGGATGAAACCGACGGAGAAAGCGTTCAGGAAACCGCGCTCGAAGAGACCGAAGATTTCGGCCCCGCGGGCGCTCTCGGTGTCGAACTCGGCGACGGCCAGGAGACCGAACTCGTCCTCCCGGACGTCGATGGCCCGCCCGATGGGCGGATTGGAGCCGTCGTGGCCCCAAAGGACGATCGGGTTCTTCTTGTAGTTCGTCAAATCCCATGCGCCCGGCGCGAACTTCTCATCGGTGCGGTCCCACTCGTAGGTCGAGACGTAGGCCGTCACCGTTTTTTTCGCGCTGTCGACGCTTTTCGCGTAGGCGAGCTTTGCTTTCTTCTCCACTTGACCCTCCTTCATTTGACCAACCAGGCGTCGAGGTCATTGGCCGGCACGTGCCGGTTGCAATACGCTCGCCCTGCGAAAACGACGATGCCGCGCGTCTGCGGGCACTCCGAACAATGCGGGACCGCCATCCGGTCCAGGGACGACATCAGCACCGCAACGGAGACGCGGTTGGCGGTGACGAACGACGCCTCGGCCCATGCACGGTCCGAAAGGCGGCGGGCCAGGCCCATCAAGAGCTTGGCGACGGCGTATCGCATCAGGCCTCCGTCACCGGGACCAGCGTGCAACGGCAGTTGATCACGGCCCCCGGACCCGCCGACTGGTCGCCCGGGTATTGGAGGGTCTCGCCGTCCGGTGAGATGAAGACCTCGTTGGCGGCCACCCGCTGACCATCCATGGCGTCGTGCGTGTCCCGAACTCGGTCGTCACGGCTCGTCAGCCACTCCTTGCCGACGGCCCCCAAATCCTTCATCGCTTGCAACGACCCCGCGTTGGACGCGCCGATGACCTCGGTGCGGGCGATACGCTCGGCCCGGCCTGTGGCGGCGAAATCGTAGACTTCGGTGATCCGTTCCCGGATTTGATCGATGGTCTCGGACTGCGACAGACCAGCGGCGGATGCATCGCGGATGCTCTCCACGACGGCGTCCGACAACTGCTCGCGGGTGTAGACGGTGGCCTCTTGCTGGAGCTTCATGACCTTGCGAGTAAGCCAGGTCCCGAGGGCGCTCTCGTCGACGTTGAAGTCGATGCCGGACCGTAGTTTTTGCGCGGTCTTGGCCGCGAAGGTCACGTACGAGGCCCGCAGGTTCTTTTCCACCGTTCGGCCCAGCAACTCCTTCTCCACGTCGAAATTGAAGATGGCGCGGACGCTGTCGTCATCGGTTTTAACGGCGCCCGGGCGGACCGCCTTTCCCGTAGGCGGGACAATGGACTCCGCGTTGGCCTCGAACTTCGCCAGCACGCGCCCACGCTGGGCGTTGAAATAGGCGCGGAGCCGGGACTCCAGGCCCTGCTCAAGCGGACGGACGTCGCGGTCAAACCGCTTCCATTCG